GGCGGTGTCCATGCCGAGCGCGACCGCAGCCACCAGGAGCCCCGGAAGCTTTTGCAAACCGGCGACCACCTTTTCGGCTTGCGGTGTCAGTTCGATTTTAAGGGCGACGCTCATCAATCAGACGAGGGTGAAGCGGATGAATTCGGTGAGCGTAATCTTCACGCCGGCGGCCAAGTCGTCCGGTGTGCGTATATTCTTGTCTGCGCCGCCTTTGAGCAGGTCGGTGCCGAGCTTGTCCATCTGTGACCAGACGTGGCGACATTGCAGCAGCCAGGCGTTGAACAAGTCGTCCGGCAGCGGAGCGGCACCGCTGGGCAGTTGCGACGGATAGGCCGCATCATCCGGTTCGAGCGTCTCCCAGAAGAACCCGCCGGTATAAGTGAAACGCACTTGCGCGTAGTACGGGCCGGCATCCTCAGGCCCGCAATTGATGATGCCGGCACTCAGATTGAGTGCGCGGATGAAATTGGGATCGGTCTGGGTGACCCAGCCATCGGTTTCGGTGATCTTCAATTCCGCCAGGGAAACGGATTCCAGCGGATAGCGCGGCACAATGAATTCGCATCGGTCAGCCGAGAAGATCGCGGTATCACCAACCACGCGCATGAACTGGCGATTGCACATGCTGCCGAATTGAGCAGCTACGCCTCGTCCAAGCGCGGCGATGACCAGGTCGAAGCGGGTATCGCTCTTGGCTGAGCCGGGAAGCAATGTTTTCTTGAGCGTGTCGAGATTGGAAAAGCCAGCGTTCATGGGTCAATTCAAAATTAAAAATTAAAAATTAAAAATTGGGGCCGGGACTGCGTTGGACCGCGAGCTGTTCCGGATTGCAGTGTTGGTGTCTGGCACGCGCGCTGCGAGCCGGGACGGCTCGCGGTCCTGGGAAGAAGGGACCGCCAAAGGACGCGCGCAGCCGCGCGTGGTAAGTTCACGTGGGCGCATCATGCGGTCCTTTGGCGGTTGATTCATGGTCAGGCGGTGGGCCAATCCCAGGTGTTTCCGGCGGCGTCGTCGCGCCAGGGGACGGATTGAACGGCCTTGAGGCCGGCTCCAGTGTCCACGTTCAGATCCACCACGCGACTATCAAGGGTGGCATAGACGGCGGTGACGACGGCCGTGTTGGTATTCCCACCAGCAGGCCATACATAGGTGACGGTATCGCCAACCTTTGGCAGCGGATCCGGCGCGAGGACATCCTGAGCCGAATCCACCGCGCCGGCCGCGATCGTGATTTTCTTTTTTGCCACAGTTTTAAAAACCGATTAACGGTTGGTTAGGCCGCCGATGCCTGCTGACCAGGCACCGGCGGCGTTAGCTTAGCTCGCGCTCAATTGGAGTGCCGATGATGCCTTCTGGCCCATCAGATGGATATCGAAGCGTTCCAGGGCGCGCACGCCGACTTCGTCGGTGGCGAAGTACACGTCGCGGCTGGTCTGCACGTCCATCGCGCGGCGCACACCGAAGTACCACCAGCTCAGGTCACCGAAATAGACCTGATAGGCGTTGAGGGTGGCGCTGGTGGAATACACCGGCATGATGGGCACCCAGACGATGGGGAAGCCGTCGAACGTGGCGGAGCCGTCGGGCATGCGGACATAGGGCACCACTGTGGCGCTCGTGTTGAACGAGACGAGCAGCGTGTCCATGGTGGGGTGAGCGTAATACTTGGCCGTCTTGAGCACCGCGCCCGTGGGCAGCGCGCGGATGGCGCGCATGTTGGCTAGCGTGATCTTATCGGACGAGCTGTTGGTGGCGGCGAGCTGGAGCTTGGTGGAGTCGGTGGTGGCCTGCGCGCCGAGGCCGCTGATGTTGTTGTAGGTGCCGGAGCCGTCACCCAGGAACAGGCAGGTGTCTTCCCAGTACGCCATTTCGCGAGCGATGTAACGCGCCACAAACTGGCCGAGATCGAAGATGCTATCCTCTTCGATTTCCGACGGGATGCGCACGATGCCGCCGGCTTTGCCCGGCGTGAAGGTGATGAATTCAGACTGGGGCACTTTTTCCGTGACGGCGCCAGAGATGTTGATGAATGCAAACTGCGGCTCACCGGTCTTCAGGCGGGGCAGCTTCATGGAGTTTCCGGCCAGGGGATAGACGGTACAGGCTTTGCGGGCCGTGCCATATATATATACCAGCTCAATGATCTGGTTGCTGTAAGCAACCGGCAGCGGAACGTCCGTGGTGGCGATGGCGGTCTTGGTTTCCACGCCCATGAACTCACAAGCCTTGGCCACGAGCGGATCATCCGCGCCATGCTTGAGCTTGTTGTCCTGGAGCGCTTTCAGCACAAACATGCTGCCAAGGTACTTCGCGCATTGATCGCCCACCAGCGGGACGCCGTTGACCATTTTGACGTGCTCAGATTCGCCGGTCTGGAAGCGCTTGGTGAGTTTCTTCACCTGGGCATCCAGGGCGTCATTGCGGGTCTGTTCTTTCTTGAGCTGCTCCGGCAGTTGCTTGATGGCAGCCAGACCGCCTTCGCTTTTGGCGATGCCAGCCAGGTCCTTCAGCATTTCGCCATAGCCTTCGAAGCTCTTCAGGATGCCTTCGAACTCTTTGACTTGCTCATCAGTGAGCGCGGCGACACAGACGCGGCCGCGACGATAGCCCTTGCTCATGGCAAACTGGGCGAGTTGGTAACAGCCAACGGCGAGGCCGCAGGCAACGGGATTGGCACCCAGCATGGCCAGGCAGATGGCGGCCAGGACCACGACGAATAGCGCGGTCAGATGGCGGTAAGGTTTCAATATTTTTTTCACGATCTATGTTATGTATTATTTTGTTGGTTGACTGGTCACGCCCGTTTCATGACCTGTTGTAGGCCACGAGCGATTTGTAGGATGCGCACGTCATGAATTCCCGCGCCGGACGTGCCACCAGTGGCGGGGGGTTCTGTTTCATCACTGCAAAAGTGTTGTAGATATTTGACGGCGGCCTTCACATCAGCGCGGTCGATCGCGCCAGATTTCAGGGCCAAGCCCACGGTGGCGCCGGGATTGGCCGGGACCACCACCAAGGAGATTTCCAACAGCTCGCACTGGGTATAGGTGCGATCGGGTTCGCCGGCCTTGTTGCCGTTGAGCCATTCGAGCGGGATGAATCCAACGCTCTGCGATTTGATGAAGCCGCCCTTGGCCATCTTGTAGGCCATGCTCCCCAGGGGATTCTCCAGGCAAAACTCCACGCGATTGCAGAGCTGGTCATTCACCACCTGGCAGGACACGGCTTTGCCCAGTATCTTGCCGATGCTGGAATAATCGTGGCAGTCGGGGATGACTGGGTTCTGCATGAAGTTATCCAGTTGCCAGCCGTCCTGCTTGATCACCTCGTTATAGCGATCCACGGAATTATCACTGCCGATGAAGTCTAACTGGGGCGCATCGCCAGCCACTTGCTTGACGCTGAAATGCATGCCGCCGCGGAGGCCCACCGCGCCGGTGTTCAGCGTGCAGACGCGCGCACCAAATTCCTTTTGTATTTGTTCGAGTGTTTTCATGATTGAGATTGATCGGCGGCGGACGCCAGTCCGCCGCTACGGGGAAAGGTCATCAGACCGACGCCGAAGATTTTGAAGGTGGCGGATTTGTCATCCTCATTCTCCAGTTGCGCGGCCAGCACGCCGCAGTTGCAATTGATGATGTTGCCGGCGGAAGCGCCCTGGCTGTCATCCAAGGGAAACATCATGAGTTCGGTCACACCTTCTTCGGTGGCGACTTCAAAGGCGTCGTCAATGGGAATGGGCGAATCAATGGTGGCGTCTTCCACGGCCTGATGCTCCGCGCGCGGGTGCGGGCCGTGACTGCCGAGCCAGGACTTGTATTCGATGCCCACCGATGCCATGGCCAGATGCCGGGCCGTGTTGCTGCCGATGTTCACCTCCGTGCGAGCCACCCGCTTGGCCTCGCTGTCAGTCATGTCCTGGAACACGTCCTTGACGCGGCCGGCCAGCTCCAGATGCGTCTCGCCGGCCGTCACGCCTTCGGTGAGCGTGGTATTCAACTGATTCCGCACAGTCTCGCCGGTGCCCATGATGGACTGTTTGCGGCCGGCCAAGAATTCGAGCATGGCTTTGGGCGGATACTTCCAGGGATCATCATGGCCCACTTCAGCAAGCAGCTCATCGGCAGAGGCGGCGAGCAGCGCCGACTGAGGTGCATGCAGCTCGGAGATCAGCGCCTGCCCAAAATCAAGGTGATCGAAGATGATATCGGCCAGACTGCGGGTCTTCGCCTCGTCAGCCACGGACTTCAAATGCACTTCATCCAACTTAGCCAGAGCTTTGGCTCGGTATTTCATGAGCACCTTGCTGACCTTGCCCTTGAAGAGCTTCACCTGGGCATTGCGGGCGGCTATGTGCTTTTTCCAGATCTCCACGGTGTTGACCTTGGGACTGCGGATCGCGGGCTGTGGTGCGCGGAGTGCGGTGAACATCCGCCGCGTGTGCTGCATGAGATTCGTCTTGCTGGCCGGATCGTCGGGATCGTTGTCCGGTTCGGGCTCGGCGGGATCCGTCTCGCTGGGCAACTCCACCGTGCCGGCTTCGGAGGCGTCTTGCAGGTTGAAGGGGAGCCAGCCTTTCTTGTACCACGGCTGATCCGCCAGACCCAAATCCAGATTGGTGTTGATATCCGCCAGCGGGACGCCCATGGCGAACATTTTGGACCCGGTATCCCAGCGCGCCCGGCGCGATGCCTGCATGATGGGCAGCGAATCAACATCGAACCAGCCTACCAGATCATCACCAAAGGTTTGCACGATGGGCGCCAAGGCCGTCTCAATGCGTCCGCACAGGCTCCCGGTGGTGGATTCAATGAAGCTGGCCTTCTGCGCGTCCAGCGAGCCGCCGGCACCGCCATCGTTCAGATCGCCGGTGAAGCCGGCCAGCGTCTCCGGCACTTTGAGAATGGCGAAGATTTCCTGACGCAGGAACTTGCGCGTCTCCAGATACTGCATGTCCATCATGGAGAGCGTGGGTTTCTCCACCTTGGCACCGCCGAACAGGAACAGCGGGCGATCGGCGGTACCGGCCTTGCGCTTGCGCTCGCGCATGGCCGATTCAATGGACCGGCGCTGCTCGTCGCTCAGAATCTGGTCGGTGGTCACAATGACGCCGGTGTCGGCATTGTTGAGCCAGAGGCCCTTTTGAAATTGTTCCCCGGCGAAATCGGTTTGCGCGGGCGCCATGGCCACGGTGATCGGCGAGAGGCCGCGCCAATAGAGATACGGATTGGGCTGTTTGGATTGCACCACTTCCGTGGGATTGAGGTACTGCGATGCCATGGGCGACATGAGCGGCGACCCGGTAAAGCGCCAGGCCACGAGGTCATAGCCTTGGACCACATGCCAGAACATGGAGGGCTCCAGGGTGAGCAAACGGGCAACACGCGGATGCCGGTCGCTCAGATCCACGGGGTTATCATACAGGTCCAGGGGGAGGACGAAGAATTCGCCGCGCAAGCTCAGCCAGGTGACCAGCATCTCAAAGAACATCTGGCGATCCATGGACGGATGGGGGCGATTGAACAAATCCACCGCCGCGCCGGAGTCCAGCACGTCTTCGCCCAGGGCGCGCTGGCAAAGCTTGCGATGGCGGGGATCCGCGGATCCGCGCAAGGCCCGGACCTTCTTGGCCGCGCCGCCTTTAACCCGCGAGATGCGCCAGGGGATCTGGGCGACTGACTGCGCCAGAATGGACACCGCGCAGTACACCCAGGCGGACTGCGCGTATGGCGTGCCCATCATCGCACCCCGAGACGATTCGTTGATATCCGTGCCATCCAGAAACGCCTGGCTGGAGGGCGACATCGTCTTGGCCGAGCCAAGACGAAATTCGAGGGAGCCGAGTTTGATGGAAAAATTCATGTGGTTTGGACTGGGCTCCCCAAAATTCGGCTTATTGCCGCGCGCTGCATAGCCATAGGAGCCATTTTGATACCCCGGTGCGGCACAATGTGGCCAAAACCCGGCAGCGGGGCTGCCAGCGCGTTGCCGGGGCATGGCGAAAAGGGTGTGTTCATCCTACGGTGGCAATAATGCCGGTGGTGGTTTTGCCAGCATGCACGGCCAGGGCTTTGGCCCAGAACCGGTCGCAATGGCTATCGGCGGATTCGCCCGCGAACCGAATGTTGCCGCTGGCGGTGGTTTCCTTCTTTATGCCGCGCAGATCGGCGCGCAGCTTTTCATCCTTGGCATAGCGCAAGGTGCGATCTTCATGGGCAGCCCGGAGCGGGAAGGCCAGCTCCTCCTTGACCGGCCCGGTAAAGCGCACGGCTTCCACGCGGTAGCCGTAGCGGGCGATGGCGCGCTCAGCCAGTTGCATGCCCAGGCCGGTGGAGTCTATGCTGGCTCGGCGCAGGGTGGGCAGACCCATGAGGCGGTAGAGTTCTGACTCCTGTTCGCCAAAGCTCTTGCCGCGCATTTCCAGGCGCATCCGCTCCCAGAACACATCACCCATTTTCTCTTCCACGTCGATCACGCTCAGGTCGGTGGTCCGCGCCACATCGAATCCCAGGTAAATCGGGTTGCCACACTGCTGAAGGTAGGCGAAGTCCTTGCGGGCGGAATCATCCTCGCAGCCGGAAATCATCTCATAGGAGATGAACGCGGAGGATTCATCGGCGGGAATGCAGCAGTATTCCTGGAGCCATTGCTCTTCATCCAGGCATTCGGCGCGCTGGCGCGCCAGCCAGGCCTCGCGGGTCTCATTGCGGCCGGTGGCAGCATTGATCTTCTCCACGATGCCCTGGTCCACGGCGGTCTGGATGGGAATGGTGTGCAGACTCCAGCCCATCTTGTTGCCGCGCTCTTTGATGTCTCGAATGATTTCGGCGAACACGGTCTGGGATCCCCGGTGCGTGCTGATGATGGTGAGCGTGCCGCCCCACTGGGTGACCGGCTTGGCCACGGCATAGAGCTGGCGCTGATCCTTGTGCAGCGCGAATTCATCCAGGATGACATGACCGCTTTTGCCGACAATGGCATCGGGGTTGGAGGAAACACAATAGATGCACAGCCCGTTCGCGAATTTGAGCACGTGCGCGGTGATGTCCTTATCCGAATCCAAGAGGACATCGCCCAGGTCCTCGGAGGCGAATTTCAAGACACGCGCCCAGCGCTTGCAATAGAGCAGGAATTGCTTGGCCTGGATTTCATCGCGCGACATGACCCAGACATCCAGCCGGGCGTCTTTCGCGCCGGCCAGCCGCACGGCCTTGTAGCTGGCGGCATAGCTGAGCCCAATCTGCCGGCCCTTCTCGACAATGATCAGATGCGAGTCGTCCAAGATATACTTGGACTGGTAGCCCATGAAGTATTTGCCATCGCTCCGGGCATCTGCGGCCAATGTCTTGGTGGCGCTCACAAGAGTTTCAACTCGCTTTCGATCCGGGCCAGCGTTTCCTTGGTAATCCCACCCTTGGACGACTTGGCTTCCGTGAGGGCGGCTTGCGCCCGGTCGTAGGCGGCCGCCTTGCGCTCGGTCAACTGGAGCTTGCGCTCGGCTTGACCAAGCTCGATCTCCTTGGCCTTGGCTTTGGTCTGCGCGCTCACAAATTCCATGGCGGTGCGCATGAGCTGGTCCGCCAACTTCAGAAATTCCGGATCCGCATTGCCCTTGGTCGAGAGCTGGAGAATCAGCACCCGGTGCAGCTTGATGAGCGTGTCCAGCTCTGGCGCCGGGTTGGAGCCAAACTGTTTCTCCACGTCCTGGCATTGCCGCGCACCGCTGGCAATCTGCGCCAGCAGTTTGTCCTGCAAACGCGATTGCCGCTGAGATTCCAAGAAGCGCGACAAGGTGGATGCCGAACAGGTGATGCCCTCCTCGCGCAGCCAGGCGAGCATGTCGTCCAGCGTTTTCTTTTGGACTTCCATGTCCGCGAGAGTGGCGGCATGCAGGTCCAGTTTGGATTCGCGTTGTTTCATTGGCTCGCATTCACTTCAGCTGTTGCGCGCGGATCTTGCCCTTGGGGGTGAGCGCCCAGACGATGCCGAGCAGTTCATCGCTGGTGCCAGCGATGAGGTTTTGCTCCTCCGTCTCGGCGATATATTGGCGCAGGTCGCTGGAGGTCATAGCGACGTGACTGAACGCGTTGGCGATGGCGGCGGTGAGCGTGTCGTTGGTCATGGGCTGGCCGTTGGCGGCCAGCAGCGCCTTGAGCAGGAAGATTTTAATGTCGCGGTCTATCATATATTTGGTTCGTCTCGTCGCCCCGTCGCCTATAATTTCCCCATGTTTCGGAGCGTGGCCAGGATGCGGTCAAAAATGTTCTCGATCTTCGTATCCATGGCCACGCGGTCCTTTTCAATGTGCTCGTGGATGCGGGAGGCGCGCATTTCGTTTTCCTTCACCAGTTCGCGGCGGTCCTGTTCCATGCGCGGAATGAACTCGTCACGCCAACTCTCCAGCGCGAGCAGCCGGCGCTCATGATCAATGTGGCGCGACTCGCTCAGATCATGGTTGAAGCGCTTGGCGGCCTTGCGAAACTCTGGCGTGGGTTCCTGGTCAATCTTGATGGGCGTCTTCTTGTTGAGCATGGCCAGGCCAAGAATGAATCCGCCAAGGGTGCCGATCGCAATGGCGATTTCACCAAGCTGGGTCCAGGTGATGTCTGCCAATATCATAAAAGGTTCTGTTCGACGGCTGCTTGCGCCTCGGCGGGGGTGAAGGGTATTTGGTTGCGTTCCAGAAAGGATTTGGCGAGCGGCACGCTCGTGAGTTGATACACATTGAGCCACCGCGATTTGGCCCCCGGCCGCTCGCTCATGCGACGGTGCGCATAGAAGATGCCGCCTTGCGTGATGCCGATGGCCTTGAGCACGCTGGCATTCTTCAGCACGGTGACCGCGCTGCCGGCCATGCCGTTGCCGGGATTGCCACAGGCCGCGCTTTCCCGCCGTTCATCGGAAACGATGTCCGTGGTGAAATCCGGGTCCGTCTGCGCCAGCGCGGCCTTGACGAGCGCGCAGCAGAAGCGCCTGAGCTCTGGATTCTTCCAGGCAACTTCTTGGCAGATGGCTTCAGCGGGGGCGGGCATGGCAATTAAAAATTCAAAATGAAAAATTCAAAATGGGGTTCAGGGAGTGCGGATCTCGTCCGATGCGCGCCAGAGCGCGGCGACATAGTTATGGACGTGGTGGTCCAGCATGGGATCCAGTGCGGCTTGGAATTTGGAAACAATGAATGCGCGATAGATTCCCCAGGCGTCGCTGAGAAGCAACCGCCAGAGAGACGGATTGATCAGGAAATCATCGGCGCAGTGGATCGGTACGTCGCTGGGGATGAAGACCTCGTTGCCCACATGACGGTAGGCATCCGACCAGGACGGCAGATGCGGGATCCGCGCGACAATGTCCTCCTGGTAAACTACGCGGAAAGTGCGATCGCCCAGGGCAGCATCATAGCGCCGCCGGAAATCGCCGTTGCCCACACGGGGCTGACCAAACGTGTAAACCTGAGCAATGAGCCAGCGGTTGCGCTGCAATTCGAGTGCGGCCAGGATGGCCAGCGCACCGCCCAAAGAATGGCCGGTGATGAATAGCGGCTTCGTGTTCTGCCGTTCGAAGAATGAGCAGCCGCCAAGCTTGGCCATTAATTGCTCCAGAATGCTGTTCAACGCACGGCAGAAACCACGGTGAACTTTGGAACTGGTGCCGTCCACGCCGGAGACTAGCGTGACACGCTCAAATTCGGCATCCGTGATCCAATTGCGGATGCTCGCGGAGCCTCGAAAGGCGACCACGAAATAATCAGACTCTTCGCTGATCAGGCAATGGGTATCGGTGGCCTCGTCGCGGATGTTGTCGCGCTGATAGGCATCGGCGCTGGCGCGCGCACAGGTCAGGGCGTTGACCAGGTCAAATGATTTGGAGTTGACGTTCATCGGGTTTGGAAAAAGCTGCCACCAGCCCCAACAGTGTGGGGTTTCATCACAGTGCCCGTTTGTCGCGGCTTTCGCATCAATGGCTTATGTGCCGACGGGTCTTCACTTCGCCGGTCCTTCGGCGGCTGACACACCGGCTTTGCACTGGTGGCCCTGCTAGCGGTTGTCAGCTTGGTTTGCATGCGCGTGTGTGAATTCGATAAATCACTGGCCGATCTTAATGGCCTGGTTGGTGCCGGTGGCCACGGCGGCGGTGGACTCACCCGTGATGATGGCGCTCAGATCGCGGCTCCCGTCAGTGATGCCGGCGGCGGTTCCGGAGTTGGTGCCACCGACTGAGCCGCTGTCACCTTGCTTGCCGGAGCCATAGACGGTCACCGCCAGATTGGGCGCATGGACCACACCATTGGTACTGGTGGGCTGCACGATGGTGGAGTTGTTGAACCGGCCCACGAAGAGGCTGGCGCCGATGGAGGTGGACTGGCCAGCGGGCACGGCGATTTTTGCCAGCATACCGTCGCCGGAGGTGCTATTGACGATTTGCTGGGTGTTGGTGGAGGAGCAGCTCGCAAGCGTGAGTGCCAGGGCGGCGAGTGCCGCGAGGGTGAGGAGTTTGATTTTATTTTTCATGGGATTTGTCTGGTGTGGTTGGTTGTGGGCTGCCTGCCCTCCGAAGCTCTGAGCGAAGGAGGGTTGCCCGGATTTGTGTGAACTGGCGTGAGAGGAGGCCGCCGAGG